CATCTTTGTGATACTTAACGCTGTTTCCGCTTTCGCAAACCCAAACATACTCAACTACGGGTTTGGGTTTGGGCTTCTCCTGAAAGGCTGTGCTCATGAGCAACAGTATTAGGATAATGGGTAGACCTATTTTTTGATTCATGCAACGAGAGTTTAGTTTTAACTAAAGTAGTAATTTGTCATGTAAACTCATAACACTCATTCTCTTCTACAATTGTAGTAGTGAATGGGAGTTTTTCCTTGGGTACTTGCCTGATTTGTTCTCTCAGTCCGGTTGATCCTGTAAAGATCACCCGTTTCTCTCCGGATGGCCTTTCAATCTGAATAGTCAGACATTCAGTACCCGGTTTTGCTGTCGAGGGCACAATCTTAAAATCCAACACTTTCACTTGTGTGTTGAGGATTTTCTTGACAGCGATTTTATCGCCCACAAACGAGTTAACCTTCGGCTTGATGCCGAAGTCCTTAAAGTTGTTCATTCTGTAATAGTTTTTTGGTTAAGTGTTTTGCGTTGCAGTGGCTGAGCCAGCCGAGGTAAGAAGCCTTACTTGCATGGTTAGGGTTTCGAGCAATCTTACGGGCGAAGTTCTTTTTGATTGACTTGCGGATTTTAATATGCGAATGCCTAAAAACATATCCCACGAAATCGATACCTCGCGAGTCCACAGGAAATACCTGATGGTTATTCTTTACCTCCAACTTGAGATCGCTGAGGTAGTGCTTAATGTCTATCAGCAGAGCGTGTAAGCTTGGCTTATCACTGGCCAATACAACAATGTCATCAGCATAGCGGTAGTAGTACTTCACTGCCTTTTGCTCTTTCATCCAGTGGTCAAAGTAGCTCAGGTAGAAGTTCGCCAGGTACTGGCTCAAATAGTTTCCAATGGGTAAGCCGGGCGCACTATCAATGATCTCGTCTAGCAGCCACAACAAATCAGGGTCTTTAAATTTCTTGCGTAGCAATCCCTTCAGTACATCATGGTTTACTGAGGGATAGAATTTCTTTATATCAAACTTCAGGCAGTAATGTGTGCCTTCCGTGTCTTTTAAGTCTCGTTTAAGGTTCTCTAACAGCTTGTGGATGCCTCGCTTTTTTATGCAGCTGTAGGTATCCGCTGTGAAGGTGCTGACGAATATCGGTTCAAGGATATTCATAATGGCATGGTGTGTTATACGATCAGGAAAGTAAGGGAGCCTGTAGACTATTCTTTCCTTCGGCTCGTAGATGGTGAATATATCGTAAGTAGAGGTTTGAAATGTTTTGTTCTGGAGCATGTCCTGAAGTACCAATAGGTTGCTCTCCTGGTTGCGCATGTGTACGCTTACACCATGCGAATGCTGTTTGCCTTTTTGTGCTTTCGAATCAGCCGCTTGCAAATTGGCAAGGCTTATAATCTGTTCGTAAATGTTGCCTACTCTTTTCATTCCTTTGCTTTTCATCAGTCGCCTTCGCTTACGCTACCAACGCCTGAGCTTTGTGTTTGTAATTTTTTACCAAGAGGTAGGGCCTGCGACAGCCATTATCATTCAGCATAGGTGAGAGCTGACATTCGAATTCGAGTTCCAGTTATCGTAGTCGTTATACCGGAAGCCGGAAGAACCGCCCAACCATCGCACAGCCTTTTTTTTCTATCTATAAAGTGCGAACTCGTTCCACAACTTCATGTACTCTTTGTTCTTTCCCAACGCTATGCCTACTTCCCTGCTGAAAAAGCAAAGGCGAGAGCCGACAGTCGAACCCGAGTCCCAGCGACCGTAGTCGCCAAACCGGAAGCCGGAAGAACCGCCCTCTTTATCTTCCACATACTCATACCAGTTCTCCCATTTCACGGTGTCGCCATCACTAAAGTCTGCTGTCCACTCTTTGCCATCATTGGCAATCTGGTTGGCAGCATCTACCATAATGAAGATTTTGCCAACAGCCTCCATTGCTTTTGCGTGGCGGTTGGGGAACATGGGGGGAAGTGTGATTGCGCAGTCTTCTACTTTGTAGCCTTTTACTTCACAGGCTTTTTCGAATGTTAGTTCTTGTATCTTTTTCATTGTTGTGGTGTTTAAATGGTCATGAAGTTTTTGTAAACGATGGTAAACTTCCTACCAACATTCTCGGCCAGTCTGCTTGATTTAAAGCAAAGGCGAGAGCCGACAACCGAACCCGAGGTCCAGCGACCGTAGCCGCCATACCGGAAGCCGCAAGAACCGCCCATTTCAAACCAAGGGAAATACTTAGCCTGATTGGTGTTATTCCAATCAGGAATCCAGCCTTCGTTAAATGCTTTTGTAAGTACAATAGCCTTCTGGTTATTCACTGGATGAGATTCATCAGAGAATACCTCTTGCAACTTTCTTAAGATGATTACCTGTTCGTCATCTTCACCAAGTTCAGCAATTGCATCATCCAACGATTGGATGCGCTCTGTTACATCTGTAGGCACTGCCTTCAGGTTTACTTCTGAGGCCTTCTTGTCGAAGGCATCAAACTCATATCCTTTCGGAATGGTGATCGGGATTTTTAGTGCTTCTGTTTTCATAGTAGTTATTGTTAAAGTGAGTTTTTAAAGTTCTATTTTCAATTGATGCTCTCTGTTGTAATTCCTTCCGTACTTCCGGTTATTAATGTGTTGAGGTAAATCGTGGTTGAGGTGACATTTTTGGCAAAGAGCAGCAAGGTTCTCAAATCGATTGTTGTTTTTGTCATGATCTAAGTGAGCAATAGTGAGTACGATAATAGTGCCGCCTACTCGTTGCACAGCTTCGCGCCAGCTGAAGCCTTTCTTACGCTGATCATTTACCCACTGCCATTCCGTTCCACAAAACTTGCGAAATGATTGGGCACCACGCTTTAGCCTTACGATCACACTGTCATTCGCTACTCCACAAAACTTACAGCAGTTATTGTCACGCTTCAGTATTAACCTGCGTATGAGTGGCCACTTGGGGTGATATTCGTTGTAGTCGCAAGGCATGCTACCATTGGATCAATGTGCCTGTATAGGGTAGTAGAATTACCTTCCTGTTTCCTTTCTTCACACCGTGTTCCTGAATCCAAAAGTCACGCATATCATTCCAATCGTTGAATCCGTCCTTTTTGGCAAAGGAATCAAGCTCGTGATCCTTTGTTAAAATCTCAGAACCATAGCTTATGCTGCCTGTATTGAACGATATAGTTATAACGTCAACTGACTTGCATTTTGCTTCTCTCAACTTCTCAGAGTACTTTGTTCGGAGAGCTGTGTACAGGTAGAGAGTCTCTCCAACTCTTATGGGATACTTTCTGAAGTTGCGAATGGTTTGTCTTTTTTTTCCACCTCTTACTTTGGGTGCAAATCGTTTCTTGAATCCTAATAGTGCCATGTTTAAACCTTATTTAAGTGTGCCTTATACGCCCCTTCAAATTGGCTTACGAGCTTGGGCAACTCTTCGTAAGTGTAGTCGTCAAGCTTCTTGTGCAGGTAGCCAAACTTCAGGCACCAATCATTTACGTGTGCCATGTCAATCTTCGCTTGCTTCTGTGTACCTACTATGCGCTTGGTGCCTTCAAGCTCCCAACCCATTTCATGCGCCATGCTGATGATCTTCTTGCGCATCTTGTCTCCGGCATCATTCTTTGGTTCAAGGCTCTTGAGGTACTTAATCAAATCGCTGGCTTCAAAGCGAGTCATTTCCTTGCTGCTCTTGGTACGGTGCCCGGTGTGTACACTCACCAATATTTCCTTCTCTTCGCTCAATTTGTTTTTGCTTAACAGCGTATGGATAAGCGTAAGCTGTGGTTGGGTTATATTATGCGATGCCATCTTTCTTATTTTTATTGTTTACAGCATCATTCCAATCTGCAATCGCAACCGCTTTCTTATGCCAAGCAAACGTGGCGAAGTAGAGACTTGGATCAGTTAGTGATTTATCTACGCAGTTAAAACAGATAACTTGAAATTTCACGACAGCCTTTGGGTTGTCTATCGTGTGTGGCAAAATCAATTCTGCCAAGTCTGGTGCCTCATTGCACCCTGAGCAGGGTTTAATATCCTCCATCATTTCATTAGTTGTTTAGCCTCGTCAATCA